GCAGAGCGCGCCGGCGAGGACCGGATATTCCTCGATATCACCGATGGCTTCGGGCGTGTTGCGTCCTGTGGCAAGAGCGGTCATTTACATCGCCTCCTGGATCTGCTGGCGGGTCTTTGCCATGTCATCGGGCTTGAGACCCAGCATCTTGGCGACGGCGGCCTCCGCCGCATTGAGCACCGTCGCGGCGTCACCGCCCGGCGCGGCATAGGTGATCTCGCCCGCCATCAGAGGGAAGCCCCTGACGACCTTCTCGGCCTCCGCCGCATTGGCCATGTGGAGTGCGATGAAGTGGTCGCGGCTCGGCTTGATGCCGACGCGGCCCTTGGCGATCTCGCCGTCGACGAAGATCTCGGCCGCCTTGCGCGCGGCACCATCCTCGAGCGACTTGATGCGGGCGCCCGCCGTGTTGAGCGCCGTCTGCAGTTCCGTCACCGTCGCGGCGGGAACCATCTTCGAGGGGTCCGCCAGCGCCGTCACCGCGTTGACCACCGTCTCGGCATCGGCGTCCCCGGCCAGCTTTGCCGCCCTGGCGATTTTGGCAATGGCGCCGGAATTGAGGGTGGTGGCGGACTTGAGGGCGGTGACGCCTGCAAGTGCGGTTTCGGCGGTGCCCGTCTCGGGCAGTCCGAGAAGGGCGTTGAGCGCCTTCAGAAGGTCCATGTCAGTCTCCGTGATTGCGGCATTCAGCACCGGCTTCAGTGAAAGGATGTTCGGGTTGTTGGTGAGCGAGGCGCGCAGCAGCGCGATGATCTTGCCCGTCGATCTGGCGTAGGTGACGACCGGCGAGATGAAGCGGTAGGCGCGGCCGTTGAGCGCCGTCCTGCCGGCATCGGTCCAGGCGACGCGGCCATAGAGGCCGTCCGTCCGGTGTTCCAGCGCCTCGATCCAGCCTTGCGCCGGTGATGGCTGGCCATTGGGCGCGGCGAGATCGGTCGAATGATTGAGGTCGATGACCAGCTTGCCGTCGGGCGACGACTTGAGCGATGCGGCGATGACGGCCTCGATCTCGGCGGCGTCGAGCACGAAGGGGCCGGTGCCGTTCACCGTCTGGCTGACGCCGGCCGGCATCAGGTGGACCCACTCCGGCGCGCCCTCGCCGATGGCCACCGCCTGGCACAGGGCGAGGTGTTGACAGGCCGGGCTTGCGTTTCGCGTCGTCATGTGGTCATTCTTGGCGCATCGGGGACCACCCCAAACGGGAGACGCGCGTCTCCCGGCGTGGTGCCCGGCCCCACCCCCGATCCGGACCATTGACCCGCCAGACGCCGGGTCCGGCGATCCATGCCGTCTTGAATGCCTCTTAAAGGGGGTTTCTAACGGGGTCTGGCGGGTTTTTGCCCGCGCGGCGGGGAAAGGGGAGTCTGATTGCTGCCAACCGGCTCCCTGACCTTCTGTGCCGGATGTGGGAATTGCGGTCTTGCCGGGCAGCGCCATGGGGCCTATCTTGTCATCTGACCGGTCCGAGAAGTCTGGAAAGACGCTTGGCCGACAGGTAGGCAGGGCCGTCCTGATACCGATGGGGATGTGGCGCACCCCCGGACCGGTCAAATCTCTCCGGAAATGATATCGTAGAAACTTGGGTCCCGCAGATTGTTGCGGGACACGTATCCCGCCGACCGGATCGTGTTCACTGCGCCTTTGCTGCGGTTTGGGTTGGGTGCCGGCAGCCGGCCCCGGTATTCCACCACCACGACTACCTTGCCGTCACGCGGATCGCGGATCGAAGGCTCGAAGATGTAGAGCAGCCGTCCGTCGCGCCGGTCGCGCAGGATGGCAATGGGCTTCGCCATGATCTCCGGCAGGCGCATGAGGTCAGTGATGTCGATGGCCTTGCCGTCCGCCTTCTTGCCATCATTCAGCAGATGAAGGATTTCCCGGCTGGATACGCTGATGGCGCCGGTCGATGGCCGGAGGCCCCGCCTTTCGAGATCGGCAAGCACGGTGGACGTCAGGGCTCCCACGATGCGGCTGGCGCCGTCGGCATGGTGACGGCCGGCGGCCTTTGCATCCAGCACCGCGCCCAGCCAGGTTGCGAACTCGCGCTGGATGTCCGGCAGTGCGAAGGCCACCGCCGCCGCATGGGCGCGGGCCGCCACCGCTGGCGGCAGGCCGGCCAGGCCCTCGGCCAGCAGCCGTCCGGCATGGGCCCGGAGCGGCAGCTCCCCGGGGTTGTGGGCGAAGCCCGGATCGATGCCGCGCGGCACCTGGATCAGTTCGCCGCTGCGCCGGTTGATCCAGCCGCGTGTCTCGCTGGCCTGGGGCGGCGAGACCCTGAGGCCGAACCGTGTCAGATCCCGTTCGGAGAGCTGCTGCACCATGCAGCGGCAGTTCCAGCCATTGGGCGGAAAATGATCCCGCCAGAAGGCGTCGTCCACCGGCCGCACCGTGTCATGCCAGGCCCGGTGCTGCGGCCTGGTGCGGCGGTCCATCACCGCCACGTAGCGCAGATAGGGCCGCCGGTCCTTCACCCGCTGAATGCGCTGCCAGTGGCCGGCGGCATAGGCCATGCGGATGTTGGTGTCGAAGATGATGCGCAGCCGCCGCGGGCTGCCGAGCTGTGCGCTCACCGTCTGCCCGGTTGCCGGATCGGTGACGTCCTTCCGCCCCCACCAGCCCTTCTCCTGCAGGATGGGGGTGAGCCGCTTGCGGAAGCTGTCGAGTGTCTCTCCCCGGGCAATGGCGTCGTCGAGCGCCGCATGGATATCACCCAGGATGTCGAAGCCGTGGCTCTTGGCCACCGTGAAGGCCGTCGCGTGGGCCTCGGCATCCATGTCGCGCCAGTCGAAGCTCTCCTGCAGGAAATAGCCCTTGGCCCGGAAGAAGGCGATGGCCTCCGCTGGGGCCAGCGGCCTCCACTCAGGCGCGGACATTTCTCATGCCTCCGGGCCGCGCCGGCGGCGCGCCCGCCAGACCGGCGATGCGGGCTGTCCCTGTGGCCTTTGCCAGCGCCTCGCCCAGAGCGCCGGTGGCAATGCCGTCGGCCAGCGCCGGCAGCTTCGCCCGCGCCTCATCGAGGCTCTCCGACCTGGCCAGCAGCTCCTGTATCTGGGCGAGGATCGGCGCCACCATCGGTTCCCATTCGTCGAGCGCGGCCTCCGCCAGGCCGTCGATGGCATCATGGCGCGGATCCTCCGCCGCCATGTTGAGGCCGGTGCCGCGCGGTTCCTCGTCACCATCGCCATCGCCGCCCGGCATCATGACTTTGGACCCGGGGCTGGACCGGGGTGCTTCCAGCACCTCCTCGCCCGGCGCCGCGTCCGGAATGCCGAGCAGGTCGTGCATGTAGGATTTCGGCACCCGGAGCCCCAGCCCGACACCATGGACGATGCTCCCGGTGATGGCCGTCACGTCGCGCGCCTCGGGCCTGGCAATCACCAGGCGCGGATAGAGCCTCTGCGGCCCGAATTCGAGAGCGATCCAGGGCCGGATGAGGTCGCGGTTGAGAGTGGCCGCCAGCGCCTTGGCGTCGGCCCGCTCGATGTCCTCCTGCACCTGGCGGTGCTCGCGCGCCACCGCATGGCCGCCGGAGACGGCGTCCGTCGTCGTGGTCTGGCCCAGCACGCCCTTGGAGATCTGGCGGTCGAGCCAGTCGGAGCGCCGTTCGTAGTGCTCGGTCGAGGCCCCGGCCGACTGCGGCTCGACGAATTCGATCAGCATCGAGCGCGGGATGATGGCGGCGCAGTCCGACGCGATATTGGCCACCGCCTGGTAGAGGGTTTCCTTTTCCTGCTCGGTGGCGCCCGGCTCGTACTTGCCGATGCGGATCGGCTGGCCATAGGTCTGGGTGAAGATCGTCCAGTCGCGCTGGGTATAGGCCTTGAACATCCAGGCCCAGCAGGCGATGCGCGCCAGCCCGCCGCGGATCGGCAGTCCCGACTTGGCGTTGAAGCGGTGCTGGATGAACTTGAAGCCCGGCAGCGGCGTGCCCCCTCCCGGATCACGAAGGAGGACGGTCTCGCCGTCGGTCCGGTCGAAGGTGAACCAGCGCGGGTCGCGCCACTTGAGGCGGGCGGGGCGCCACTGGCCTTCCGAGACGTCCCAGATGATCTCGGTCTGGCTCAGGCCCTTGCCGATGGCATCGAGGATGTCGACGATCTCCTCCTGCAGCTCGTCGCGGCGGAGCCAGCCGCGCACCATCTCGGCCTGGGCCTGGTGGGTCCGGTCCTCGGAGGCCGCCTCGACCGTGACGTCGATCTGCGACACCGAGCGCTTGCGGGTACCGAGAACGCCCGCATAGTGGAGGTCGCGCTCCTCGATCCGTTCGGCCAGTTCGAAATAGGCCAGCGGGTCGCCCTCTTCCGCCTGCCTGAGGATCACCGCCAGCCGGTCGGGGGTCAGCCCCGAGGCCGGATCGCCCGCCACCGGCGAGCGCACCCCGGTGATCGAGGGTCCCGCCACCTCGCGCCTGAGGCCGGCGATCATCACCGGATTGCCATGCTGGTCGAGAATGCGCGATTGCCGTGCCATCAGATGGACCCCCTTATGCGCGCGCCGAGCGGGGGGCGGAAGGCCGGGCGCTGAGCCTCCATCCCCTTCGGATAATTGAGGCGGTCGCCGCCGATGCCGCCGCGGCCGCGGTAGCCATATTCGGCATGGCGCATGCGGCTGGCCCGCCAGGCGAGGGCGAGGCCCACCGCGAAGTCGCCGTGCCGCCGCACGCCCTGCCCGCCGGTGCGTTCGGGCGGTATTTGCGGAATGCCGCGCTGCACCTTGACCAGGCGCAGGTCAGCCAGGTGCTCGTCATCGCGCGACAGGATGATCGAGCCGTCCTCGAAGGCGGCCTTCAGCGGCGGCATGTTGAGCCGGTACCACTCCTGGCTGAACTTCACCTGCTCGATGAGGCCGCCGGCTTGCGTGTCGTCCTTCGCGGCCACACCCCATTTCCGTGCCATGGCTTCCGAGACATATTCCCCGGCCCCGGTCGCGTCGAAGGCGGCACCGGCAGGGCGTGGCATGTGATCGAGGATGGTCCCGACGATGGCCTCCTGCTCGGCATAGGGCATGCGCCGCATCTCGACGGTCAAAGCCAGGCGGCGCTCCAGCGTCCTGCCGATTTCCAGTACCGGGGCGACCGAGAGGTCGGTGACGCGGCCGAAGTCGAAGCCCATCGCATGCTGGCGCTCCGGGTCGAGGGTCTTCAGCGCCGCGTGGAGCTCGTCAATGAACGGCTCCATGATCGCGCGCTGTTCGAGCGTGGTCTTCTGCAGGAAGTCCGGCGGGCAATCGAAGCGCAGGATTGGCCCATCCCCCGTCATGCGGGCCTCGATCAGCGGCCCGGACAGCCAGGCGCCCGAGCCCAGCGCCGGTATACAGAACAGTTCCTCATCCGCGCCATCGCCATAGAAGGCCACGATGCCGTCGCGCCAGGCGGTTTCCTGTCCGGCCGTCCACGCCTCGCCCTTGACCAGACAGATGCGCCTGTAGAGCCCGTCGGCCAGTGCCTGGTCGAAATCGATCCGCATGGTCTTGTAGGGAGACCGCCCGGCGAGCGCGTCCTGCATCAGCTGATTGAAGGGATTGCCGGCGCCATTGTGGGTCGAGCACACCGCCACCTGGCCGCCCCACATCAGGAAGGCGAGTGCGGCCTTGAGCAGTTCGGACAGTTCGTCGACGAAGGCCGCCTCGTCGATGATGACCACGCCCTGCTTGCCGCGCAGGCTGCGCGGCGCCGATGACAGGCCCACGATCTCGAAGCCCGAGGCGAAGCCGATGCGGAACGCCTTGATGGCGCGGGTCTCAGCCCCGTCCTTGCCGTCGTCGAACAGGAATTCCGCGGTCTCGGAGGCGGCGAGCGCGAAGGCCTTCGCCCACATGGCGCAGGCGTCGATGAACTCGCGGGTCATCTCCTGGCTGTAGGAAATATACATCACATCCATGCCCCTGGCCTGCCGGGTGCGCGATGCCCGGAGCACGGCATAGGCGGCGAGCGCCCAGGTGATACCGATGCGGCGGCTCTTCTCGATCACCAGCACGCTGGTGCCGGCCTGGTCGAGCAGCCCCACGGCGTGGCTCTGGTAGGCGAGCAGCACGGCGGGCAGCCCCGCCGCCTCCTTCACCGTCTCGACGATCTGGCTCTCCGACGCCTGCCGGAGCTTCAGCCAGTCCTCAGCCGTCTGCGGCAGCGCCATCGCCGTCCCCCTTCATGGCCTCGGGCAGCGGCGGCACGATGCCGAGGATCTTCGCCTTGATGGCCTCGGCCGTCTCGGCCGAGAGTCCGGCGGCCTTCGCGGCGGCATCGACGGCTTCCGCCGTCTTCTCGACCAGATCGCGCTCGC